ACGATTTGCTGGCCGACCGTATGGCCAAGGTGGCCGAGACAATCCGGCCGACCGAAACGTTCCGCGACACCGCGTCCGAGATCATTGCGGAGGTGGACCGCAAGGAAGCAAGCCGCGTCGAGCGCAACCAATGGCACGGGCGTTTCGCCTATGTGCTGTCAGATGACACGTATTTCGACATGGTCGAACGGCGCGAATTATCGCGCGGTGCGTTCAATGCGCTGTACCGCCACGTAACCTGCCAGTCCGTTCACAACGGCCGGCGCGTCGAGGCGTCCATATGGTTCGACGAAAACCGCCATGCCGCAGGTGGCCGCGTGCTGGAGGGCGTCACCTATGCCGCGGGCGATAGCGTGCTGGTCGCCCGTGACGGCCAGGTGTTTGGCAACCGCTGGATTGACGCGCGGCCTGATCTTTCGCACGTCCAGCCGGGTGACGTGTCGCCATGGCTGGCCCATGCCGAAAAGCTGCTGCCGGACCCGGAGGAGCGCAACCACGTCTTCAACGTCATGGCGTTCAAGCTGCAAAACCCGCGCGTCAAGATCAACCACGCCGTGCTGCATGGCGGGGACCAAGGCTGCGGCAAGGATACATTGTGGGCGCCGTTCATTTGGTCCGTATGTGGTGCCAACCTGCGCAACCGCGGGCTGGTGGATGGCAAGGGCATCAGTTCACGTTGGGGCTATGCACTGGAGAGCGAAATCCTGATCCTGAACGAGTTGAAGGAGACGGAGGCGAGCGAACGCCGCGCGTTGGCCAACTCGCTCAAGCCCATCATTGCGGCCCCGCCCGATACGCTCTCAATTGAGCGCAAGGGGTTGCACCCTTATGACATGGTCAACCGGCTGCTGGTGCTGGCCTTCACGAATGAGAGCGTGCCCATCACGCTCGAAACGCAGGACCGGCGCTGGTTCTGTGTGTGGTCGTCTGCGCCGCGCATGACGGATGAGGAACGGGTTGCGTTGTGGGGCTGGTACGAGCGCGGCGGGTTTGAGAAGGTTGCGAAGTGGCTGGAGTTGCGCGACGTGTCCGCGTTCGATCCCAAGGCCACGCCCATGGCGGCCGAATACAAGTCCAGGCTGATTGAGAACGGCCGCAGCATGGCGGAAAGCTACGTGATTGAACAGATCATGCGCCCGTCGCCCGAGTTTGCTGCCGGCGTTGTGTCATCGCCTTGGCACCGCCTGTGCGACCGCCTGCAACAGGGTTCACCCAATGGCGTCAAGGTTCCGCAAGCGGCCGTGTTGCACGCCTTGAAGGAAGCCGGCTGGGAAGACATGGGCATGGTCAAGTCAACCGATTATCCGACAAAGAAGAACATGTGGGCGCGGCCCGACATGCTGAAGCGATACAACAAAAGCGAACTCCGGCGCATGATTGAGCAGGCGCCGGAGCCGGGGCTGAAGCTGGTAAAGTAGGTTACAGGTCGAGCCAGGCGGCCAGTACGGCGGCCAGCACAAGGGCGGCGAGGTAGATCATGCCCCGTCGCCCAATGCTTTTGCGACGGCCGCGCGGTGCTGCTTGTACCAGCCTTTCAGCACCGCCGCGTTGAACGCGTTGTAGCTGTGAATGATCGTCGAGTGGTCCGCGCGGTTCATCACGGCCGCAATCTTGGGATAGCTCAGGTCCAGCCGGCGGCGGCGCAGTTCCCACACGGCATGGTGCCGGGCATAGGCCAAGGGCGCAATGCGGCACTTGCTCAATATGTCATCAACCGTCACGCCATGGGCATCGGCCACGGCCTGAAAGATGCGCCGCGGCGGGAATTTTTCAGCTTGCATGGCGACCCATAGGCGATGCGTCTCCCATAGTTCGTCGTCGTTGCTGTACGTGCTTTTTTGCGTTGCGTCATAGTTCATTTTGCGTTAACCTTTCCATTGTTTCCCTCCCTTCGATACCAACTGGGCGGCCTCATTGGCCGCCCTTTTCTTCTTGCGGCAAGGGGAGGATGATTTGAGCATCATCGCCGCATCCAATACACTGCCAGCCAGTGTGCATCCCCGGCCACGCTTGTAATGCAGCGGCAATGGATGCGCGGACTTCATCAACGTTTGGGCCACCAACCTTCCATAGTTTGTCGTGCAGCTTCCACACCACCTCATCCGGTATCATGTCAGCGCGGATCATGTCAGACCCTCCCCTTCTTCGCAGTCAATCGTGATGCGAACACAGGCGATGCGTTTTGGCACCGCCCCACGGTCAGCCGCTTCTTTTGTTCTGTAGAACAATGTTTCAATCTCTTCAGGATACACATTCACCCACACCTCACGCTTGATGCGGGGCTTCACTTCAATGAGGTCGTGGTCTGTAAACGCGCCGTTATGCCAAACACCATCGCTACCCCAAGACATAATGCGCCAGTCGCCATCAAACTTTACGGCTCCATGAACCGGGGCTGTAAATCCCCCATCCACCGCATAGATGCGAACCTCGCGGCCATCGCGGGTGCGGTATTGCTTGTTCTTGTCAATCATGTGCGACCCTCCAGCGCGGTGCGGGCGATTAGCTTGATATTGTGTAGCAGGACGCCACTGCGAGACACGATTGCTTTTGCTTTCCGCTGCGCCATATCGCTTCCGCCAATCTTCGCCCGCGCTTCGTTTTCCCTGTGGTGATTTGAGACTTCCTGCATGCAATCAAACAGCCCCGCACGCAGTCGCTCAATCTCGGCGGCGGCCTCTTCTAACGTATCCGGTAAAGAACCATAAGGTCTTTCTCTCTCTGCCAGTTTAAGTAATCTCTGCACAATGTCGCTCATGCTTTTGTCTCCTGTACAATGAGCCGGCGGCGTTCTGCTTCGCGCGCGGCTGCGGTCAAGGCTACTTGATACTTGTCGCGGCGGGCTTCGCAGGCATCCAGAAAGCGGAGCAGGCTGGCATCGTCCAGGCCCGCGACATTGGCGGCCCAATAGGCTGGATCAGCTTTCATGGCATTTCCTTTTTCTTGAGCAATTCAATCGCTATAGTGATGTCAATTTCCGCCTTTCGCAGGCTTTCCGGTGTAGGAAGCAAATTGCATTCACTGTCGCGTTGCCAGTGCCGCACCCATGCGCGCGCGTTTTTCAGTGCGGTCAACGGAGCATAATCGTCTGTCATCCGCGCACCATGTCAAGCTGGCGCTGAATGGCTTGCGCTTCCTCGCGCCACATGCTAGCGCGCTGCTCCGCGTCTGCTAGTTCTACCTCCAGCCGGTTCGCCTGCTCGTATGCGTCAAAGTATTCTTCCAGCCGGTCCGCAAGCGCGCGAATGATGCCGGCGGCCAGCGGCGGCCAAAACCGTTCATTTGTACGCGCGCGGTCGAGCAAGTCTGCCACGTTCAGTTGGTTCAGATAGGTGTAGTCGTGCGTTGTCATGTGTCATGATCCTTTTCGTCTAACAGTTTCAATTCGCGCAGCACGTCCGCCATGCGTGACGGCGGCCAACTGATTTCGTCAGTGTCCGCGTCGCGCTTGACGTGGCGCGCGTCGGCCAGCCGGCCCGCGTCGGGCATGAGGCCGCGCGCGTCATAGCCTGGGCGATGCTTAGGCATAGGATGCACGCGGGTAACGGTTCACGCGGCCGTCATTGGCGAGCGTTTCGCGCACATTGTCGTCAATCCATTCTGTGTCGAGGCTGTTATACATGACGTGAAAGAGCGGTTCATGGCGCCCGATTTCGGTATAAATGCGCTTGCCGTTGACGTCGCCGGCGAAGTAGAACCCGTTCACGTCCCAGTCAATCGGCCCGTCCGGCCCGTCGGGAATATCCCAGGTGACGCGCAACTCGCAATCGGTCTCGAATAGGCACAATCCGTCCTTTTCGACCTGAACCGTATACGGGATGTATATGTCGTTCATTGTCGTTCCCTTTCGTGTTGCTTGTGTGTGGATAAGAGTATACGGGCAGCGTGTGCTGCCCGTCAATGATTTGTTTATGGTGTTGCGGCGAGGAAAAATGCCGTGAAGGCGTAGATTGCGCCGCAGAACAACGCGACGTTGAACAATTGCAGCGCCAGGAATGCGCAATCTTTGAGGAGTTGCATGGTCAGCCCTCCACAACTTCGGGTTCAGTTTCGTAATGTGCGGCGAGTTCGTCATAATTGATTGCGCCCATGTCGAGCATGTCGCGCACAAAGCCTGAACCCTCGCCACGGCCGATGATCTCATCGACGTAGGTCTCCACGACGTCGCGGATGTAATCCGCCGTGACGGTCTCGCCGTCATCTTGCATCATGGCAAACCCGTCGCCGAACCAAATGTTGACGAGCCACGTTTCGCGATTTGACCAGCCGTTGCACATAGTGTTGTGTCCTTTCTTGTGTTGATGTGGATAACCCTAACAGCTTGCCGCGAGCGTGTCAACTATTATTTTGCAAACTTTTTTCTTGCGGCTTGCGCCGCGTCGTGCTATGAGAGAGGACACAACATAGGAGGACGGGAACAATGCCAAACGTAACATTCAAAACCAAAATTCAAACTGTTTACAACATGGATGAAACTGTAGCGTATCAGTATGTGCAAGTTCCTGAGCTGAAGCGCGCTCATTGCGATATGACTGCGTTTCGGCGCCATCCTCGGTATTCCTCCTATGCTAATAGCGACCTGTTTCCCAACTTGCTCAAGCGCGCGATTGATGGCGCCGGCATTGGAAATATCATTCGCTTGGATCAATTGCCGAATTGTGTCGCCGTAGACACTGGCGGATTTCTGGCGCGTGTGGTTATCAGCCTCGCTTGACAACTAAACGGAAACGCATTAACGTCACCCGTGACGTTAACGAATGGCCCCGCGGCATTGCCGCGGGGCTTTTTTGTGGGTAGTGGTTGGGGTGGTGTGGGGTGTATGCAGGGGTGCCGGGCGATGCGGCGGAAAGCTTTTAGTTTAGCCTTTATGGGTTATATGGGTTATCATTTATTACATTAAAAGAGTTAAGTTTAACTGATATAACAGTTGTACTGTATATGTTCCGTGGAGCTGTGCTATATAGCACTTGCAAAAAATGTCACCCCAAAAGCGCCGGATTGCCTCTAAGCCGTTGATTTCATTGGGGTCAGCATGGGTCATCCAACTACCCCACACTTACGTAGCGTCAACGTAAAAAATAGCCTCTTGCAAAGAATGCTGACATATCTTATATTTCTGCTTTGGAGGTACTGAAATGCCAAACTTAGAGACTATCTACGCCGACTATCGCTATCCCGACGTCGCCGCACTGAAAGACTGGATGATCCGCGCCAACGCCTATGGCTTTGTAACTAAGCGCCAGGGCGTGGCTATCGTGGATGCATTGACGCCAATGCTCCCCGTTACCGCCATGTTGCAGGTGAGGACAAGCAAGGGCGTGATCTACATCACGGCAAACGGCCGGCAACTGCGTATCAGCCGGCGCGGTGATGTGGATTACAAGCCATGGAACACCAACCCCCGGCGCCCTGCGCGCAACCCTTGGGCTAACTAGCAGAAAGGTCCACGGCACATGAGCCACAACGCAAGGTAGCATATACAAAACTCTCGCTCCGCGCGTAGCAGACAACCGTCGGTTGATAGCTGTGTGCAGTGCAGCATTTTGCTGCGAGTGCTCAGGGCAGGGGGGGACAGGGCCAGCGCGCGCTGCTGTTGCTGTGGCAAGGGATCGAAAACAATTTTTTAAAATTTGCCAGCAACCACCAAACAATCCTTTGCTTGCACAATGATCAAAACCGCGCTATCTTCGCCCCATGACCTTCCACTCTCTGCCATATGAGCCGCGCGCGCTGAAGGCGACGGAGGCGCGCCTGGAGGCAATCTACAATGCCGCCAAGGTCGGCCTGAAGGGTGACGCGTTGGCACTTGCCGCAGGAATGCTGCCCATGGAGTACCGGCAGCTTGTGCAGTTCGACCCCATCGCGGAGTATGCCGAGCAGAAGGGCCGCGCAGACGGGGAACGCGAGATGGCGACGACCCTTTACACGGCGGCGCAGGCAGGCGACACCAAGGCGGCACTTGAGGTGCTGCGACACGCTCACAACTGGGTGGCCAAGCAAGCCGTCGAGATCAACGTGGAGCAGCGCATCAGCATCACGGCGGCGCTGGAGGAGGCGCAGCGGCGCGTCATCAACGTGCTGGACCTGACGGCAACAGAGTTGGTTGAGGAGGCGCTGCCGCGTGCAGACCACAGTCTATAGCCCCGAGGACGAGCAGCGGCTGATGGCGACCCTGTGGTCGCCGCAGTACAAGGACAATCCGTTGGCCTTCGTGATGTTGCTGTTTCCGTGGGGCAAGAAGGGCACGCCGCTGGAACATTTCGACGGACCGCGGCGATGGCAGCGCGAGGTGCTGCTGGACTTGGCGGTGCACATCAAGCAGAACCAGGGCAAGGTCAACTTCGACACGTTCCGGCAGGCGGTCAGTTCCGGCCGCGGTATCGGTAAGTCGGCACTGGTCAGTTGGCTGGTGATCTGGATGCTGACCACCCGGATCGGGTCGACGACCCTTGTGTCCGCCAACAGCGAGACGCAGTTGCGGTCCATCACATGGGCTGAAATCACCAAGTGGCTGGCGCTGGCAATAAACAGCCACTGGTTCGAGATCAGCGCAACGCGCGTGACGCCTGCCAAGTGGCTGGCTGAACTGGTCGAGCGCGACCTGCAAAAGGGCACGCGTTACTGGGGCGTCGAGGGCCGGCTGTGGTCGGAAGAGAACCCGGACGCTTACGCGGGCGTGCATAACTTCGACGGCGTGATGCTGATCTTTGACGAAGCCAGCGGTATTTCGGACAGCATCTGGCAGGTGGCTCAAGGGTTCTTTACCGAAAATACGCCGCACCGCTTCTGGATGGCGTTCTCCAACCCCCGTCGCAACACGGGCTATTTCTACGAATGTTTCAACGCAAAGCGCGACTTTTGGCGCAACAAGATCGTTGATGCCCGGTCGGTCGAAGGAACGGACAAGCAGATTTATGAACAGATCATCCACGAGTACGGTCCTGACAGCGTTCAAGCCCATGTTGAGGTCTACGGTCAGTTCCCCAGCGCTGGCGATGACCAGTTTATATCGGTATCTGTCGTCGATGAGGCTATGTCCCGACCCCGCTTCGCCGATCCTTCCGCGCCCGTGGTCATTGGCGTGGACCCAGCACGCTTCGGTGCGGACGCTACAGTTATCGCAGTACGGCAGGGCAGAGACATTGTCTCTATCAAGCGCCACCGCGGTGACGACACCATGGAAGTCGTAGGCCACGTCATCGACGCGATTGAGACCTACAAGCCCGCACTGGTGGTAATCGACGAGGGCGGGCTGGGGGCAGGCGTCGTGGACCGGCTGAAGGAGCAGCGGTACAAGGTCAAGGGGGTGAACTTTGGGAACAAGTCGGCAAAGCCAGTCATGTACGGCAACAAGCGGGCCGAGATGTGGGGGACGATGCGGGAATGGCTGAAGACCGCAAGCATTCCAAACGACCGCCTGCTCAAGACGGACCTGATTTCGCCGCTGATGAAGCCGGACAGCAAGGGCACGATCTTCCTCGAAAGCAAGAAGGACATGAAAGCCCGTGGGCTCGCAAGCCCCGACGCCGCGGACGCGA